ATCAGCTTGTGTGCCATCAGAAGTGTATGGAAAATTGAAGCTGTATATGGTTGGACGTAAAGTTGATCCAGTGTCTTATAGGGACCTGTGTCACAAAACCGCTTCGTGGTTGCGAGAAGCTGGGGTGGCAGACAACAATTGCCCTCATATGGCTGTGGTGATGATAAATAGCCTAATTGCCATCGATGATACGACCGAAATGGAAATGTTGGAGGCACAACAAGCAAACTGGCATCTACGCGAGAAATTTAATTTTCTTCTCACACTACCCAGAAATGACACTTTGTGGATGATCTGGTATGCTGTCCTCCTGTTCTTACTTGCAATCATGGGATCATACGCAATAGAACCTCATTTACCATTCGTGATCGTATTAGGTGTGATACCCATCATTGGGATTTTGTTCACTTCCCTACCTGACAAAATTACCAACCACATCACAAAGATCCTTGATAAGCCCTCACTTGCCAGTTTCCAACTGGCCAAACCTGAAGTGCAGCCGCTTATCACAACCAACGTGCCACTCGCACCAATACCTCACGGGAACACTGTTCAGTACGACAATTATTACACGAAACCATCCAAAGGAATTATGATACCGTACGGGATAATTATTGATGAAGCCCAACCTGTTGCCTACGCAACATGTTTAGAAAATGAGGTTGCCAGCGTGGTAAACAGAGCCCTCCAAACAACTAAGCCTGACAAACGTTTAGTTAAAGAGTTGAGGGAGTTTGTATTCACGAACTTTGACAAGTTGTTTCCCGACAGATCCCCTGTCGTGGCGGATTATGCGGCATGGAATAGCAGATATCCCGTCAACAAACAACGAAATCATGATAAGGCAAGGCAGAGTGGCAAGTGCATCGACAACGTTGGTAGAAAAGCATTTGTTAAAGTTGAGAAACTAGTGTATGTCAAGAAAGGAGAAACAGTTGACAAAGCACCAAGACTTATTCAAGCTGCAACAGATGAGTATAACGTGACAATTGGACCATGGATATACGCCTTTTCGAAAGAGTTGGGACGGATTTGGAATGCAGATCACTGTATATTTTACACTGCTGGGATTACTGGCGACGATATTGGAAAATGGATCCCTGACTGTAAATATTACTGTGAGAACGACTTTAGCAAATATGATGCAACAATCAACACGTTACTATTGGAGCTGGAATTAGACATCTACGCGAAATTTGGTATGCGGGCAGAAATGTACCACTTAATCAAAAGGAATTTCAAAAGGCATGGCACGACTCAACATCGTGTCAGGTACACAGTAGATGGCACCAGACCAAGCGGAGACCAGAACACTTCTTGTGGTAACTCACTGCTCAATGGCTTGATCATGGCGTGGGTTTTTAAACGGACGTTTGGGGATTTGGACTTCAAAAGTGTGGTCATGGGAGATGACAATCTCTTGGCCACGAGTCGTATTGGTGACACTGAGAAAATGATGCATGCAATCCGCGGCCTTGGGCTGGTACCAAAATTCATAGTTAAAGACAGTATTCAAAGAGTTGAGTATTGTTCTATGCGGTTTTGGCCTACGGCCAAAGGTCGGGTTCTTGGCCCGAAAATAGGAAAATTTTTGGCCAAAATCGGATGGGTCCTCCGACCACCGATAGGAAACAAACGCCTCGAGAGGGAGTATCGCGGTACAATTTTGTCACACCAAAGTACCTGCGCACATGTGCCCATACTTCGTGCAGTAATCGCTCGCACGTTACAATTATTGGGAGATACTGGCTACATTAAGGACCATGAGTACCGCACAAAGAACAGTGAATGCCACGAGGTATGTCACGACACTTGGATAATGATGCTAGACTGTTACGGTCTTGGCTATCACGACATTATTGATGCGGAACAACTCATCGCTACAGCAATGCTGGGTGGTAACTTGTCGCACTGGGTTTTTGCCAAGTGCGTCGAAGTTGATTGCTGAAGGGGTGGCGCCTCCGCCAAACATACAAAGTTAAGAAATCACGCTTGTTCTCACATTGTGAGTTTTTTCCGATTTCTCATCGTTCCTAACACGTTAAGAACAATCCTTTTTAAAGGAATACGCTATGCCTAAATCGAAGGCAAGAAAGAGCAACGTCGCCAGACGACCACGCGCACCGAAAACTAGAACACGTTCTAAACCCAAGCCAAAAGAAACAATTGGTGTTGGGCGTTCAATTGGATCACATGTCGGTGATCTAATTGAACAGGGTGCGCGAAGCTTGTTTAAGACTATCACAGGTATTGGAGACTATCACGTTGAGTCCAATACTCTGTTGTCTGGGGCAAGTCCACCTGTGCTGCGAAACTCAGGACGTACAAACATCATACGCCACCGTGAATACATTCAAGACGTGGTTGGTTCATCATCATTTTCGTTATCAAGCTTTCCCATCAACCCTGGTAGTTTACAAACTTTCCCCTGGTTGCAAGCTATAGCGCAAAACTACGAACAGTATGTGTTTCACGGCTTGATTTTCGAATTTAAGTCAACAAGTGCAGATGCACTCAATAGCACAAACACCGCGCTCGGGACAGTTATAATGTCCACTGAGTACAACGCGAACAACTATTCGTTTGCCAACAAACAAGAGATGGAGAATCACGAATTTTCCACTAGTTGCAAACCTTCATGCGACATGCTACACCCTATAGAATGCTCAACGTCACAGACGCCAACACGTGTATTCTATACGCGTCCAGTAGAAAATGCAAATGTTGCAGACCTCCGGTTTGTAGACATGGGCAATTTCCAACTGGCAACGGTTGGTATGCAAGCAGTCGCAACAATTGGTGAACTTTGGTGCACCTATGAAGTCGAGTTGCTCAAGCCTGCACTCAATCCGGTTATCACACCGAATACCTCAGCCGCAGTATGGAACTTTATTAATATGACTACCACCGCAATCTTTGGATCTGCTATACCTACAACCCTGTATGGTGCTGCTAGTGCATATAACCCCTTTGTCAGCTTTGGTACGGTATCCGCGACCCTCACGAATATCGCACTTTTTCCAATTGGTTCTGTTTGGACATTTGCCTACCTAATGAACGGCACAGCTGTTCAAGGTACGGTTGTGCCATGGACCTTTACTGGAGCAACGCAAACATCCATTCTCGACAATGGAGCTGGAAACCCGTCCACACGCACTAACATTAGTAGTGGTAGTGTTGATGAATATGTCAACCTAATGGGTTCGTTTACCATTACTGGTACACCAGTTGTGTTGAATTCAACCAGTGGCGATTTTCCTGGTTCGTCAAGTGGCTCCTTCTGTTTGTTCAGATTGAGCTAACACACCTGTTTCACCTCTTTTTGCAATGTTAATGAGGTTAAAGTTTATAAACATTGAATAAAGC